GAATCGGTCGCTGAAAAGATTGATTCAGAATGTGGTCGAATGTGTGTACCATCAGAGTGGCAGAAAAACAGTGCCATAAATGAAATCGGAGGTACCCAATGGCCAGTCTAGGAGTGAATCTTGACCACATTGCAAAAGTGTTCTGGGTTTGATTACGGGGTTGGAGAGCAATGTTATTGAGTGAGTGACTGAAATAAGGGCTGGCGCTACGGCCATGTATGTCTCACAATTAGCGGGAGACACATAAATGCCAAAATGTCACAAATATGGCAGCCGCCTGATGATTTACAAGTTGAACAATTAGCCAGGCAATTAAAGGCTCAATTAAGAGCAAAACAGACTCAATCTTCCATCGAAAGAAAGATCAAAGAAAAAGGGAAAGAGTCTGCTCTTCCTTATGGTCAAGCTATATATAGTTACTCCTTAGAAATACTTGCTGAAGCATTAGAAATATCGTTTGAAGAGTTTATCCAGGATCCAAAGAAAGCAAGAGTAAATGGAGCGGCTTATCCATTCTTTGATTCATTTGATAGCACTTATCACATTGCGGCAGTAGCGCTTGTTGCCACACTTGACCAACTCAGCCGGAAAACAAGGATTGCTACTTTCTGCCAGAACTTAGGAAAAGCAATTGAGGATGAAACAAGATTAATGAGGCTGAACAAGAAGTCACCGATCGAGTTCAGACATTTGACCAGGAGCGGAGTGAGCAGAAGAAGAATTGCCAGCAAAGAAGTAATGAAAAAACTTGGTTGCCCTGTTCCTATGTGGACTGACCTTTCGAGGCTCCATGTAGGACGTTTTTTATTGGATCATATTGCTCCAGTTACAGGGATTGTTCATGTAATTAAAAGGAGAGTTGGAAAGAGTACACCCAGGTTTGTAATACCAACGGCTGAAGCAGAAAGATTTATCAGGGAGTGTCCATCCAGGAACTACAAGACCACTTATACAGCAATGGTTTGCAAGCCAAACCCCTGGGAGAATTTATATGGCGGCGGGATGCTGGACAACATGGAACCCCTGATGAGAGTTCCTATTCAAGACAACGAAGAGAAGCACACAACTGCATTAGATCATTACCGAATAGCAGATATGAGATTGGTCTTCCAGGCCGCCACTCATTTGCAGAACACAGCAATCAAGGTTGATGGAGACATGATTGACTTGCAAAGAACTGCCTGGGAGAGCGGTGTTTCTGGTCTTTTCCCTTGCTCCAGGTCTCCAATGGAAGTACCTGCAAGGTTAGGAGATAACCCAAGTGCAGATGATTTAAGAGCTAGAAACAGAATGGCAGCGATGGCCCATAGAGATAGGGAACAGAACAGGCCAAGAAGAGTAAGGATTGAAAGAAGCCTGCAAATGGCAGAAGAATTAAAAGATCGAACTATTTACCAGAGCTACCACTGCGATCACCGAGGTCGTTTCTATACGAGCAATAAATATGTAACAACAATGGGGCCAGACACAGAAAAGGCTCTACTTAACTTCAATAAACCGCAACCCGTGGATGATACAGCGATGAAATGGTTGCTCAGGGCAGCAGCCGGACATTACGGATTGTCAAAATCTAGCTGGAAAGAGAGAGAGAAATGGGGCGAAAATAATATTAAAAAGATCTCAGCAATTGCTCAAGATCCCTTTGGACATCTTGACTTATGGAGAAACGCTGATGATCCCTGGCAATTCCTTCAACTCTGCAAGGGTGTATATCAAGGACTAAGGGATGGAGAATCATCAGCGGTTATTCGGTTTGATCAAACAACTTCAGGATGCGGAATACTCAGCGCCCTCGTAAGGGATAAGAAAATTGGCAGGCTATGCAATTTATGGGGTGACGATAGACAGGATTTATATACGCAAGTAGCTGAAAAAGTTACAGAGAGATTGGTTGAAGACTTACAGCTAGGAGAAGATAAGGAAAAGGCTCTAGCAGAGTTGTGGTTAAGCAGGGGTATAGATAGGTCATTAACTAAAGGGCCAATACTTGCAAGTCCGTATGGAGGTACATATATGTCTCTCTGTGATTCATTGGTTGAAGCCCTGGACGAACATCTTGGTTATGTCCCGTTAGAAGAGTTCAACTTCAGGGTTGCAATGCCAGCGAAGTATTTAGCTCGTCATCTTTGGAGTGAATTAAAAGGCGAAATAAGTAGTTGCTTAGAAGTAAAGAAATGGTTAATGAAAGTAACAAGAAAGGTTATGCAATTGTATCCAGTTGAATACACCATGCCTTCAGGATGGCCGATGAAGTTTGCCGACAGAGAACCAACAAGAAGAACTGTAGTAACAAATCTATTTGGCAAGAAGATAAATATAAATATTCAAGACCAGCCAGTAAACGCAAAACTGAGCGCAACGCAAGCCAATAAAGGAGTTGGAGCAAATTTTGTTCATGGCTTTGATGCAGCATATCTAGTAATGCTTATGGAAAAGCTCTACGACCCTGGAATAGAAGTATTAGTGAACCATGACTGTTACGGGGTCGCAGCTATTCACGCTGAAAAGTTTCATAAAACCCTGTTAGAGACTATGAATGAGTTGTATCAGAAAGATCTACTAGGCCAGATACATCAAGAGATCTCAGAGAGAACAAGCTTGAAGTTACCTGAACCTCCAATGGTTAATACGCTAGACCCTGTATCAATTGGCACTAACCCATATCTATTTTCTTAAATTATTTAGTTTACAGATGTCCATATATCCGAACACCATATATAGTAGATAGGCGATAGTGCTTACACGACCAAATGCAGTTACAACAAACACCCAAAGCGCCATGTCAGTGGTGCAAGCTATTAGGAGAACCAGAGCCTAATAAATTTGAGCCTAAATCTCCTCCTTTTTGGTCAGTAGATTTAGTCCTTAATACAAACATTAAGGCGCATAAAGAATGGTTTGAGGCGCAAGAAGCAGAAGTACAAAGACAGCATGGAGTGAACGCAAAAGCTTCTTCTAATGCTTTGCCTTTTAAGACACAAGATGATGGCACAGTTATATGGACTTTCAAGCTAAAAAGATTCACAAGAAAGTCTGACGGTGGATTCACTTCAGGGCCATTGGTTGTTGATAGCAAGAACAACTCATGGGATGCAGAAAATCTTATTGGTAATGGTTCAGAGATACGAATTGGTTATGACCTTTATCCCTGGAAAGGGCCAAGCGGCGTAGGTCTTTCCTATCAGGTGAGACAAGTCCAGGTGATTGATTATGTCGCTTACGAGCGCTCCTCAAGTTCAGTCTTTGATGAAGTTCAAGGTGGTTACACCTCACCTTCAGATGTTGTGTTCGATGCCCAAGGTTGAATTTGACATACCCATCGCTCCCAAATCCAAGGCAAGACCTCGATCCTTTCAAGGACAAGCGAGGCCATACATGGATCCGTCCTACAAGAAATGGAAAAAGGACGTTTGGAGTCTTGCCTCAGAGTTCTGGACAGAGAAACCCCTCGAAAAATGCAACGCCATAATCGTTGTTTTCTATGGCCCTGCCCGTGGAGATATTGACAACTTGATCGGAGGGTTGCTTGATGCCCTGGTTTCAGTCAAAGAAAAAGGCAAGCAACCTTACGAACCAAGACTCTTTAAGGACGACAACGTGAAAGTTATTAATGACATTCACATGCGATGGATGCACGAACCAAAAGCAGCCAAAGCCCACATTCACTTCATGGTCTATTACTGATGTCTCTATTGAGCCAATTCATAGCAATCGCTTGTATCAGCTATTTGCTTTACGTCTTCCTTAAAACCTTCGTTAATCATCCATAAATGAACTGCCCACATTGCCTAACTGGAACTTCTGAAGTTGTCAGGGTTGCCACTAGGGATTTCAAAGGAGTTCCTTATGTGCAAAGACGAAGAAGATGCAATTCCTGTCATCAAAAATTCTCCACTTACGAGGCCGCTGATCTAAAAGTTTTAGCCAGCAAAGTTAGCGGCACTGCTTCATTGCTCAAAGCAATAGACGAAATGAAAGGGGAGATGGAGGCAGATGGGTGAATCCAAGTTTCTTCGCCACGATTGTTGCGACAACTGTGATAGCAGCGATGCGCTTGCGGTCTACACGGATCACTCGTACTGCTTCGCCTGCAACACATATAAAAAGGCCGAAGGAGAAGAAAAGAAAAAAGATGCCCGACCGAACTTTATTCCGCCAATAATGAAACCAGTATTTAAGAAATGGGAAGACGAGACTTACCGAGGAATCCCAAGACGAGTCCTGGAGCAATACGGCATTCAAAGAACAGAAACAGGAGTTGTCTTTGAGTACCGGAATAAGGAAGGAAAAGTTATAGCCCAAAAACACAGAGTCTTAAGCGATGAACAAAAATGACCGAATCAGTTGGAGCGGAAAACCCAAGGAAGTCACAGGGTTTGGTTCACATCTCGTCAATCCTAAGCGAGTTGATGGAATCGCAATATGCGAAGGGGAATTTGATGCCCCCTCAATTACCTACGCCACCAACGGAAAAGTCGTAGGGATCTCAGTGCCTAATGGCGCTCAGTCAGCAGCAAACTTTATTCGTAAAGACCTTGATTTCTTCTCACAAGCCGAACGCATTTTCCTTGCGATGGATATGGATGAGGCTGGTAAAAAGGCTACCTCCGAGATTGTTGTCTTATTTCCGGCAGGCAAAGTTGTTCGTATCGACTGGCCAAAGAAAGATGCCAACGAAACCCTGGTCGAACTTGGGAGCATGGTCGTTAAAGATGCGGTTTATGCCGCTAAAGAGATACGGCCTGATGGGATCAAACCAGCGTCTAGTTATGCAGGTTTAGCCAATAAACCACCCGATAGAAAAGCAGTTGATTTTGGTTTTGTTTTCTGGAACCGACTTACTCCTAGCTATGACAATCAACTGATTATCCTTGTAGCAGGCAGTGGAATTGGTAAGACTACGCTGCTTCGAGCATTAGCTATTGCTGATATGGAACAGGGATTAAAAATCGGGTGGATAGGACTAGAAGAAACTGCGGAAGAAGCCGTCTTTAGATTTGTAGGGATGGCAGCAGGTGTTCAGATACATGCAAGGCAAAACTATGCAGGACTAACAGAAAAGCAATTAGAAGCTATTTCTTCAGCCGATAAGTTTGTTTGCAACTCAGGGAAGCTAGAGCTATTTGATCACTTTGGTTCTCTTGATGAAGATGTAATTCTTCAACGAATGAACTACATGGTTAGATCTCTTGGATGCACTCGTATCTATTTAGATCACCTAACGATTATTAGTTCAGGACTGGCTCAAGATACAAGGCATATTGATTCTTTAATTACAAAGATCAGAAGTTTTATTGCTTCTACAAAATGCACAGTTATCGCTATCAGCCACCTCAATCGCTCATCTTCTCAACATAAGAATATGGAGGATGGAAGTATCCCTGAGCTATCTGACATCAGAGGTAGCCACAGCCTTGTGCAATTAGCAGACACAATTTTCGCCGCAGGTCGCAAGAGAGGAACAGATACAACACATTCTTATTGCTTAAAAAATCGGATGCTCGGACGCTGCGGTTATGCAGGCAGTTTTGAGTTTGACGAAGACACCCAATTCTTAGATCAAAAATGGTTAGATCCAACCCTCGCATAACCCCACGAACATCAGACTTCGATCGTTTTCACGATGATGATCGAGTTGATATGGACTTTGGCACTCTTAAAAGGATGCTTTCAGAAGCCTATGGACATTACCAAAAAGCTTTTGATAACGGAGATCGTTTTGAGCAAGGCTACTGGGACGGCTCTATTCGCCAACTTCATTACATCCTGGAGCTACACGGACAATGAGTTACAAATCTAATCTCAGTCAGAACAGATACAGAGTTCGTCTATTCACTCCTGAGCATCACAAGTTCGATGAATACTTTGTCTCTGATATGGCAAGTGGAGCCTGGAGGCAAGCCATTGATAAGTATGGCCGTGATCACAAAGCAATAGTCCTCGATTGGGAGCCTGTCTAATGCAAAGCCAACAACATCTATCTTTCGATGAAAAGATCAGCAACGCAAAGAAAAGGATCAAGGAACTGGAAAAGTTAATTGATGTATGGACAAGCAAGCGTGATCGCTTAAACCACACCAGGGCAGAAATCAAATGAAACTAATCATCGACATCGAAACCATTGCTTACCGCCATGCCAGCAGCAATGAAAAAGAATACGAAATTAATGATGGATTATGGGGTTATTTCTGCGATGTAGAAACGGCTAAGTTTGGCATCGAAAAAGACATTGAAAGGTTTACTACCTTTGCCCCTGATCACACTCC